TCTTTCACAAAGAGCGTGTATCTCAAGGTTATCGGTTAAGCATTTGACTCTAACAAATTCATCTAACAACAAATCGTTTTGGTCTGTTGATAGTGTTAATTCTTTCTGCAACTGCTCAACCTGAACCCTCAACCCATCAATCTCCACCTGAGCATCATGCGCCAATTCTTCCATGCGCTCAGCGATATTGGTTAACCGTACACAGGTTTCATATGGCACGCCTGGTGCCCGCTCAAGCCTGTCAGCGTGTTCTGCTAGTGCTGCGGATAGTTGTTTTAGTTCTTTCATTTGGTGCGCTCCAGTTCTGCTAAAAGTGCGTCTGCCATTGCTAAAGCATCCTTTGCCATTTCATAAAACCTTGAATACTCGGCCGCGCTTGATGCTAAGCCCTGCATCGCCAATCCTGCGAAATATTCGCGCTTGGTTAGGCCCAAATGAGTTTCTGGCGCAAACTGTCCGCGTCCATCAATATCAATCGGCATAGCCGGAAAATCTGCATTTTTCATTTATCACCCCAAAAACTTAATCATCGGCATAATTTCGTCAATCTTGGCTTGCAGGTTGTCTGCTGTAAGCTCGATTGGCTTGCCACTCACTGCATCTTCACCAACAACGGTAAAGTCCAGATAAAAGACGTTGTACGCCACATTTAAAACAGCGTGGCGCTTACCAGGCTCTAGCGGGTACTGCTCGCAGTTGAAGCGGTAGGTCAGGGAATAAAGCAAACCCAAAAGGTCGCTGACTTGTTGATCGTGCTGCATGGTTAATCTCCGTATTGAGGCGTAATTGCCTTGTGCTAAATAGTAGTTTAGTTGGTTATTTAGTGCAAGCTATTTAGCAAATAAAACCGAAATTATTTTTAGCCTGGTTGTTTTTAATCAATAGCATCTATATGACCGTATGTCATGGATGTGAGCCAGACTTACAATCTTAATACTACAATGCCATATCAGTATCAGTTGCCTATTCAAGTTCCAATTTTGGTCGGCCAAACCATATCACCATGACGAAAGTCTGTTTATCCCCGGTCAAAGGTCGTATTTGCATTGAGGCGCATAAGCGCTAGTTCAAATTATTCGGGTTTAGTTTTGCTGGTAATACCCGCCAAAAAGACAGGTTATCAGGAGAGAAATTGGACGAAATGAAAAATGGTTTAGTGGTGCATTCGGGGGAATCCGACTAAGCTGTAAATCCAATTTAAAACAAAGCCAGCAAATGCACTACTAAACCATCTATCATCAAGTCCCCACCTGATAACAACTTAATGATACCAGAGCGGGGAATTTATGCAAATTAAAACTTGTTCTGCGAATTAATCATCTCAACTACGGACATTGCCGACATGAACCCGCGCTCCCACTCTTTTGGGATCGTTCGCTTCTTATCTCGCATTCCACTCAGGATCTCATTAAGCAGCGCCTCCCTTGCTTGCTTGACTTGCTCCTTTGCGCTAACTCTCTTTGGTTTTGGCGCGGCGTGCCTCGCTTTGAATGACGCCATAAATTCTTTTGCTGTTGTCATTTGAAAGAACTCCAATCTGGCGGGTTTCCCCGCCGCCTTGTTAGATGATGATAATGCCTTTTGCTGCAAATTCGGCTTGGATTTCTTTAAACTCTTTTTCTGCCTCTGCTGCCCACTCTTCGTTAGTGTGTTCCATCATTTCGCGCAGGTATTCGATGTGCATCTGAGTTAATCTGTTCATGTTGTATCTCCGTATTTCAGTTGGTTTGTGCGTTTCAATGAGATAATTATATACTATTTAGCTAGTGATGCAATACTAATTAGTAAAATAATTAAATTATTTTCACCACCAGGAATTGCTGATTAACTCAGAATCGCCCGCGAGCCGATAAGCAAGCCTTTTGCACCGGTTGCCGTAGCCGAATGTTTTGTTTGCTGCTTTAACAGGCGGTGAGCCGTCAACGTAGTCCACCGCATCACGATAAAAGCTCATGCCACAGCAGTAGATTTTAGACGCGCCCATCTGGTTAGCCGCCCATATAGCCAGGATGCCGGAATTGATAGGGTGAAATCCTAGTTTTTTGATGTGATAGTCCGACCCGGGTAGAGGTGAGATAATTGGAGTTTTGGATATTGCCCTGATTAGCCCGGGCGCAATGACGTCAAAACAAACCGCAAAATGACCAGGGTAAAACTTTAGACTGTGGTGATTGACCGCCAAAACAACTGAATCACCCGGGCAGCTTTTGAAATCGTCATGCAGTGATATACCCCCACCCATAACAACAAAGTTTCTACCCGGGCAAGTGCCGCGCAACCCATCAAAGCTAAGCTGTGACAATCTCAAATTCAACCGGATCACCAGGGAACGCACTGCCAGAGTCAACGCTGCGAACGGTTTCAGCATTCGCCGGTGGCGTTGCTGATGCGATATTACCCGGTAAAATCCTGGCACCTTTTGGCGCTGCGGTTAGCGAGTAGTAAACCGAGCGAGGGATGAATTCCGCGCCAGTGTCGTCTTTTCGAGTCTCGTTAGTACTCTGCCACTCCGCCTTGATTTCCGAGCGAACCCAAGTTTCAGTCGGTGGATTAAATGGCCCTGAGCCGCCGGTAAGCGTCAGAGTCCATACGGTAGCTGTTTCGGTATAGCCAAAAGACATTAGCATCTACCTTTTTTAGGATTGACTGACACAGCAAAGCGCTTATTGCTATCAACAACAGCCCGCAAGCACTCGGCAGCGCCTGACATATTGAGCAGGTATTGCCCGTAAGTAGTTGAGCCTAAGCCGGTGCCAGTCATTTCTTTATAGCTTCTCTGCGCACCTGTGCGTGTTGTCTCGCTCGTAATCTGCCCGCCGCTGGTGCCTTGCGTCATGTGGGCGAATAGATAGGATAAAGCCTGGTTAACTTCGTTTTCTGGATAATTATCAAGACAGGCCTGAGCCTTGTCGATAATCGGAGACAGAAAGAAATCAACCTGAGACTGAGTCGCGTCAGGTCGCAATATCTGGACAGCGGTTAGCAAAGACATGGGCAAGCTCCGTTATTTGTTACAGGTGATTATAGCACCGTTTTGTCGGCAAATAAAAAGCCCGGACAGTGCCGGGCTAGTTTGTTTCTTTGGGTTACTCTTTCTTAGCTCTTGGCTTGCGAGGCGTTGCCACCTCTAAAACTTTCTCGGCTGCATCTTCCTTTTGTTCAGCCGATTCCAGCTTACGCCATGCAGAGCCGGGGCAAGCATCAAAGCTGGCAACGTCACCAACTTCGACAAGCTCGCCGCCTGCGACAAAGTGCTTTACCACGCATTGATACTTAGCCATTTGTCACCTCAAAGATTAAAATGCCCGCGCGTATAAAACGCCAGAGCGACCAGCAGCGTCAGCTTTAATCAGTAAGCCAGCAGCGCCCCAAGTAACAAAGTTGAACGGGTGGTTATACATCTGGCGCACTACCGGCTGAGTGTTAACAGCCATGCCAGACTGAATCTGGATGTACTGGTCACTGTTAGCCCACGCTAAGAACTGGTTGCCGGTTAACTGATTGCCGTTTGTTTTCACAATATCAGCAACGCCAGGGATGCGTTTTAATGCTGATAAAATGGTTTCAAAGCTGGTGTCAGTAGTACCACGGCGCAGAGCGTTGAACCAAATTTGCGAACTGAAAGCAAACGTGATATCCATTTCCACGTTGTTTGATGCGCCTTGCAACGCACTTAACGCAGCGATGATTGCTTTCTCAAAGTCCGCATAAGTTGCAGCCGGTGAAGTCAAATCCACGTTAACACCAGCAGCACCTAATTGCAGGCTCTGAGTGTTAGGGCTGTTCTTCATGCCGAAAGCCTGGGTGTTTTTGTACTTTAAGCCAGCAACGCCGTTAAAAACGTGATTGTTGATGCTACGCAGTACAGCACGGACAGAGTTGGCTTGATCGTCTTGCAGTGCATCAAAATCTTCTGAGCGCATTGCCTCGACTTCGCGCCACTGACGGCCAAAAGCATCATCGTGAATTAACACTAATGAGCCATCATACTCATAAGCGGCACGATCCAACTTATGCGCGGCACGGCCTGAAATGGTCGCCTGAGCAGAGCCAGAATCGCTCGCTTGAGCATATTCAGCAACGATTTTACCAACTGGCAGTGAGCGAACGGGCAGCATTGAAACAACGCTCGAACCCTCGTCGCCAGCCATAACGCGCTTAATAGTGCGGTCAAAGTCGCGGAATGTATCAGCAGGGATACGCGCAGCCAGGTTTACGTGCATCTGGCCGGTGCGATCTGCTAAATACTGCTCGTTGTTGGCCCACATTTCGCGGTTCGCGATAATGGCCTTGTGCTGCGCCGCAGCGTTGCCACTGTTTGCAACAATGGTCTTGTCTAAATATAAAGGCATCTTATTCGCTCCTTATGCTACGCGAACACGGATAAAGCCATCACTACCAGTAGTGGTAACGGCTTCATCAGCATAAACAATCGCTGGGTTAACGCCCTGAGCAACCAGCAGACCTGATGCGTTAGTGGTTAAACCTGCACCGGCTGCAATGGCCTGTGATGCAGCAAGACGCACGTTGTAATACTCACCCGATTTCGGCCGGTACAACTGAACAGTGTCATCAGCGGCATAGGCATCAGCCAGATCGCCTAAAATGTTGTTGCCAACAATGAAAAATTCACCAGCAACAGCTGCGCCAGCGGCAGCGGCTTCACCACTTGAACGGATGGCAACAGTGCCAGGTAAGATGCTTGCGGCTGCTGGCAGCTCTAAAACATCTTCTTTAAACTCGGCTGGGCCGCAATAAACTCGATTAGTCATAATCTCGCCCCTTATTCTGGCAGATCATCAAAGGCAACTTTAGCGCCTTGATCTGAGTTAACTTGACCACCAGCAACGCCGAAGCTGTGCTTCTTAACTTTGCTATTAGCCGCCATCTTGCGAAGTGTGGCAACCGGTACAGCGGCCAAATCTTCTACGGTAAAATCTTTGCTGTTCGCGGTGATTTCAGCGGTTAAGCTGTCACGCTCAGCTTTTTCTGCTTTCAGAGCATTAGCAGCTAAAACAGCCTGCACTTTCTCTTCAATCAGCTTTTCAATGTCTGCGTTCACTTCCAGTTCACCGGGCTGGCTTTGCTCGCCCTTAGCTGCTGGTTGTTCGGCGGCATTGCCTTTGATCTTGGCTTTGTACGCTTTCAGGATGTCAGCATCTGACATATCTTCATTGTACGCATCGCCAAGCTCATCAATCATAGATTTTTTTAAATCCATGCTATTGCCCTCTTGGTTAGTGTTGACGCTATCAGCGCCGGTTGGTTTTTCAGCCTCGCCGTGAACGGCTAAACTGTTGAAAAATGCGTCCATGTGCGCTTTAAGTTTATCAAGCATTGTGCGCTCCATGTTAGGTGATAATGCGGTGTTTACTTGTAATTGCTGGCCGTTGCGGTTTACTTGTTTAATCAGGTTTTTACTAACAAACAAGCCCACACCGTCCTCCGGTGTAGCCGCGCCATCCTCATAAAGAAGTACCGCATCGTGATCCGCTGTTATATTGCGGGCAATACCATAATACTCTTTGCCATTCTTAACGCCGGAGGTGTATTCGATTTCTAAAAGCAATCCGGTAGAGCTATGTATGGGCTGGCGCTTAGCAACAGCATCAAGTACCGCTCGGCCCCTTTCTGTCTGCTGCGCCACTTTGACGTTAATATGCTTTTCTAAGTAAATGCGGTGCCCGTACTTCGGATCAACTACGCGCTGAACATTCTTGTTAACTATGCCCGCGTGAAAATAGTCGATAGCCATTGCATCAGTTGCGCTGATATATTCGCCGTCTGGCGTTACCGGGTGTCCTACTGGTGCCAGGGTGTTTTCCAGCGTCTGATATGAGCTTGCGATCTCATCTTCTGGGTATAGCAAGCCGTTCATTACGCATCCTGACGGCAGGGTGTAACTAGGAATGACTAACACCTCATCGCCAAACTCGTTTTTGATTTTACGAATTTCGGATGAGTTTACTTTGTTTTGGATAAATACAGCTTGCTTAGTCATTTAAAAACCCTTGCAATTTAACCAGTAGTTTAGATTAGACAGCGCCAGCCGTCAACAATGCTTTACAGCGTCAACCTTTTGTCATTATAAACGCAACCGCCGCTTTATCTTCTTTCGTTTCTTTTCTTTCCCCAAGGATCTCACCATCCTGAGTAATTACGACCGATTGCTGAAGGCATAAGCAATTAACGGAACCTATCTTTGCATAAGTCTCTGCCACTTCCTCAATTTCCATTATCTTCAAATGTTGCGCTGCATGACTTGGCCGGGTAGTTGGCGCAAGCTGACTGATCCATTGCATTTTAATCTGCAAGCCTAATCGGTCACGGGCGTCAGTATCGGCGTCTTTGCGTGCTTGCCTGTGACTGTTAGCTATCTCGGTTCGCGCTATTCTCTCAAGCCGATATGTCGCCTGCTTAGTCCACTCCTGCTTCATCCTTGCGACTATCGTTCTGATCCCTTTACCCTCTGCCATAGCCTCTGTTAGCAAGTAGCGCAAAGGTGCGCCAGCATCGCCTGAAAAATCAACCATTGATTCAAATGCGCGGCTCGCCAGAATGTTTAACCTTGCCTGATAAGCCGGAGTCTGCATTAGTAGCTCGACCTGCTGCTGGGTCATTGTGTCAATGCCACCAACCAATGCGGATAGTCTGGCAACTTCAATGGCCCTGCCCTGGGTGTAAGCTGCCGTAATAAATTCGTCAAAAAAATACCGGTTAACAAAGTCAGTATCAGCCGAAAACCACTTACGGATAATTGACATAATAACTTCATCGGTATTAATTGTCGGGTCTAAATCGTATTTATAAACAACCCGGTTAACTACTCTCCCATCCTCGATAACCTGACGCCGAGAAAATCTGCCTAGCGACTCAACAAATGCGGCTATTTCATCACCAGCGCCATCACGGCGGCGCTTTAGCTCCTTAATGGCTCTCGCCCGTATCTTGCCTGTATTAGTCGGATCCTTTTTACTATTCGTTGCCAAGCACATCAGCAGGATCCTTTTCTGTTTCGCTGGCATCAACATCAAAATCATCCATATCAGCTTCTTTTTCCCAGCCTGCCGCCTCTCGGATTTCGTTTGCGCTGAATACCTGGCTTCCTGTTGCGATTGATAGCTGGTTAATCCTCGCCATTCTTTCGGCGTTTTCCAGCTTTTCTTTGTCACCCTTAGCTAACAGGTCTGGAAACTCAACATCAAGGCTTTCGGCTTCAAAATCTGAGCACTTGTCGTCAATCCAGCGCAATACATCAGCGATAAAGTTAGTCAGGTAACCATTGCACCGGCTCATAGCTTTCTGGCGGTCTGAGCTTGCGTCTTGCTCGCCTGCTAACACGCCCTCTTGTGCGCCTACAAGGGCTTTGGCTGAATAACCACAGGCTGCCGCCACATCGTTTAGCGCCGCTTCGGTGAAGCCTTTAGGGTCTTGCATATTGTTCTGGATGGCTTTTAATTCCATCCCGCCCAAATAAGGAACCGCGCTGAACGGGTCGCGCTGCATATCTTCCATTGCTTCGATGATTGAGGCCAGTTGTTCCTCGCTTGGCGCTTCGTGCTGGTCGCCATTAGCTAACTGCTGCAATACTTGCCTGGCAGATGCGTTACGTAAAAATCCTTCACCGCCCGCGCCTACGATGTTGGCCCAGCTTATTAGCGAGTTATAGGGCCGCTCTAGCTTGCTAGTGCCGTAAACCGTGTTACCTGCCGCGCCCTCGTTCATAATCCAGACGCGGGAATAGTGAACCGTTGTCGATTCGCCGCCGTCACGCTGACCTTGTTTTGCTTCGCCTCGCTGGTGATAGGTGTAAGTAATTGGCAAGCCGTAGCGCGGTGATCGCTGGTCGGTGTCGATACTGCCGACAATCAGCTGGGATTCCCACGCCGGAGTAATATCTTCAATATCATCCAGGGTGATGCTGCCATCTTCCAGCGGTGCGCTTAGCGGCAAGCCATCTGCCACGCGAATAATCGCCCCGGCATAATGACCGACCGATTGAAATTCATCTAATTGTTTTAATTTAGCCCACAGTCGGACGCGCTTAGCGAAAGCCTTAAACGTTTCATCTTCCTTGTCGTTGCGCTTGATTAGCGGCTTATTCATCCAGCAAAGTGAGTTTTCAACTTGGATTACTGCGCCAGCCAAGCCGAGGCGGCTGTAGAGTTGATGGTAAAACTGGAAGCTGAGCGCTTTAGGGTAGTGGAAGTCAGCCCAAGACCTTGTTAATCCACTGCCAACACTGCCAAGCTCTGCATTGTAAAATCCCGGCAAATTGCGCAAGCTGCGGTTTATCTGCAAAATCTTCTGCACTTGGTTTAATGATAGTTTCTGTTTCATGCTTGCGCCCTGTGTAAAGTTATGTTCACAGTTTAGCCTGTGGCGGCTTTACTATCAACGTCTGCGCCCGATAACGATAGTCGGCTTTTCTTTGCGCGATATTAGCAGGTCTGTTACCGCATCCATCATTGGATCAAGCTGATCGTCATGCTGACCATTAGGAAATACACTTGCTTCGGACAAAAAGTCAGAAACCCAATTAGCTGCTGCCGGTATCAATACGTTTCCAGCCTCAATCTGCGGGGCCGCATCGAAAGCCCTTGTGACTTTATCCTTGTCTCGCGGAATTCCGACCACAGGAACGCCCTCTCGCTTTAACTGCTGGATTAATCCTGTACCACTGGCCTTGTCCTCGACTTTCATTTGACGCAATACCGATAAATCAGCGTCCTTATGTTTAAACCAGAAAGCTCTAGCGTTAGCTAGTAACTCCGGCGCTTCCCACTTTCCGCGCAACTGATCAAGCATAATGGCCTTGCCGTCTTTGGTTTTACCCCAGCATTGCAGAACTGAATAATCGTTAGCCTCGCCTGTTTTCATTGCCGTGTCTGCGTAAATCATCCGATATTCTAATTCAGGCATTACTTGCCAGTAGCGCCACCAGGCATCTTTAAAAATGCCGCCGCCAATAGGTGCTGGTTGCTGCATCATCTGACCAGCGAAAACATAACTATTACTGGCTCTCTGCCGGCGTAAATCTTCGGTAAGGAATTGGCCCGGCCAGAAGGTCTCGTCTTTATCATCAAGCGCAGCTATGCAAACGTGATCCCACTTTTCACCATTGCCACCAGATAGCAGGAATCCGCTTAAATCCATTTCATGCAATCGCTGCATAATGATTATGATCGGCGTGTCAGGTGAGTTCTTCCGGCTCTCTATCGTGGTCTGAAACCAGTCAATGACGTTTTGCCGCATAATAGGACTGCTTGCTTCACCGGCCTTGTGCGGATCATCAATAACGATTGCCCCGCCGAATGTTGGCCGCATCTTGCCAGCGCCGTAGCCTGTTATCGTACCGTCTGCGCCAGTAGAGTAAACAATGCCGCCTTGCACTGTCCTAAACTCGTCCTTTGCTTTGCTGTCACCGGATAATTCTGTGTGACTGAATATCTGCTGGTAAACCTCATCAAGCATTATCGCCCGCACTTCATACGTGTTCGCAGAGGCTAGGCGCTTCGAGTAGCTGGCGTGAATAAACTCCGAATCTGGAAAATTACCCATGCACCAGGCTATGAAATTCTTAACCGCTAATTCAGTCTTGCCTGAGCGGGGAGGCACGTTAATGATCAACCTTTTGCTTTGACCAATAACAACTCTCTCCAATGCTTCGCATATTTTCGACTGGTGCCAGTTATATTTTAGTTCAGCGCCCTTTCTGGACCTGAACATGGTGCGGGAGAATGTTAAAAGGTCGGTGCGGTTATCCGCAATTTCACTTGGCTTCATACTTTGCTTTCAGCGCATCAAGCACTGCGTCAGCATGGCATTTCGGAGACATTGAGCGGTCAGAGCTTTGATGATCAATTATAACTTTATCCAGGCCCAAGAGCTTAGCCTTTCCCATTGTCGCTGCAACAGCCGCTGAGCTTTGCGGGGATTCGCACCCTAGCGCAGCCTGCCTTGCTTGCTCAAGCTCTTGCAGAAGCTCTTTAAGGCCAATTTGCGATGCTTTGGCAAGCTCTTCACGTATCTGCTGAACCCTTGTAGTAACGTTATAGTTAGCAAGCAATTTAGAGGCGGCCACTGTAATTGTTTCCGGCTTCATCTTCTCAGCATCATAAGCCTGCCGATACGCCTCTGATGCGTTACCAGTCTGAACGTAAACCTGTGCAAACTTCTCTTGCTTAGGTGTTAGCTTCATGGCTTTTTAATCTTTGAGGTGTAGAACTGTTCTAGCAGGAATATCGCCCGACCACCAGCATGACCTGCGATTGCAACCATAACGAAAGTCATATTAAGGCTCATGCCGTACTCAATACAGAGTAATCCTGTAACAACTCCGGCAAAGCCTGAAATAGTCCACTCGCCGATTAATTCAACTGTACTGAATTTCATGTTGTCTTTACGGATGCGGCTTATATAGTTCGCCGTTCCTCCCCATATTGCCAACACGATAAACCAAAGCCAGCCGATCCCTGTTTCGATTAACTGTCTGAAAATGTTGCTAGTATCTCCTGGCATTTTGGCCCTTGTCATATTTAGCTCTGGATTAACAATAATGGTAATAATAGCGCAAAGTCGGGTGATTTAACAATCCGCTGCTTTCAATGCTTTAACTTTAGCTTTGTACTCGGCTATCAGGGCTTTAATCTGGTCGATGGTTAGCTTTAGCGGCTTGTGCGGCCCCTCTAGCCATTCGACTTTATCTAGCCCGATTTTTTTAATCAGGTTTATGCGGTAGTTGATTAGATTCCCAGATAGGTGTAGGTTGCAGGCGCTACATTGACGCCATACGTTGAGCGGGTTGAATCTCAATTCAGGTCTAGCGCCAACAGTGAGATAGTGCCCGGCGTGGTATTGGCCCTCGTGGAATCGCCCGCAGCTAATGCAGGGCAAATCTTTATCGCGAAGCCTTATGTACTGATTAAAAACCGTCTGCGCCTGCCTTAGCCATTCTGAGCGCGTTTTTACCGCCTCTTTGCGCTCTCTGTGTACTTGTCTTTCCCGCTTTGCTTTCTCGGACTTGGCTTTGTCCTGAATCTTTTTAGCGTGAATTATTGCGCAGTTAAAATCGCAAAAGTGGTTAAGCTGGATTTTTATGTTTGCCGTGGCTTTGCAGGTTTTACACTTTTTGATTGCTGGCATTTTAAATCTCGCAAATCCTACAACCAGGCGAACTACTAAACAAATCCTGCTGATTTTCATCGTTTCGCTGCATTGCGCCTTTGCTCGTAAAAACCGACTTACCTATTTCATCCTCTAAAACCTTAACTCTAATGCGCTGCTCAATGCCGAACTTATCATGTGCAAAGGCTTTTTCTTTCCACGCGTCACCACCTGCCAAACAAGGAAAGCAGCCAACACGATCAAATCCGGCATCATAAAGCGGGTTATGCTCTCCATCTAAAAAATCAAAAACTTGTTTGTTAGTCCAGTCGATAATTGGCAATCTGAACCTTACTCCCATTTTTCCGAGATATTGCGGATATTTCGCTAGAACCTCATGCGGTAGATACTCTTCATCACCCATCTTCATGCTGTAGCGCTTGGCACGCTCTGCTGACTCCTCTGAGCGCATACCGTAAAAAACGACAAATCCACTTTCTTGCAATTCTGCAAGTTGCTTATACCATTTCTTTGACGGTGTTATTTTTAGCTCATCTGTGCAGTGCCTAGCGCCACCACCTGGAAATCTTCCGTATTTTCTAACCTTTTCGTCAACGCTTCCAGCGGTGATAGTTAATATCTGAATGCCGTAAAGCTTGCGCATTTTTTCGATGTGCTTGTATGTTTCTGGGTGCTCAAACTGAGTATCGCAGAACAAACCAAAAACTTCGGACGGTTTAAATAATTGGCTGGCTAACTTTAAGCAGGCTTGGCTGTCTTTGCCGCCTGATACTGGAACTACGCATTTAATCATTTATCCACCCTCAGATAATGCCCGAAATTTAGGTTTGCGGCAGGCGCTTCGGGTGTAGCGCTTTTCCTGTTGCAATCAGTAGCCGCAAATTAATTATAAACTATTTAATGCAAATTGCACGATATTGCTCGTTATGCGTCAGTATTTGCTCAACCAGTGTGTCAGATATAACATCAACATCCTGATTGGTTGGCCGAATAACTGAGGCGATTAGACAATAGTCATTCTTTGGCGTCACGGCGCAACCGCTCGCGCCTATCATCAGCAGGCATAGCGGCAACATCATCAGCGACTTTTTTAGCTTCTGCGACATTCTCTAGCGCCTCCTGACCTGCTTCGTTTTCGGCTTTGTCTTTACCGGCTGATTGTCCTTTGATAAAAACAACAACCAGCGCGGCAAAGGTGCCGATTATTACGGCAAGCCATTCCATTACTTTTTAACTGCCAGTGACAGCTTGTCTAGCCAGTAGCTAATCAAGCCAAGCGCTTTTTTGGCCTTGCCAACATATTCATCATCTTTAGTTGTTGGCGTTACGCCTGCCACAACTTCCAGGCCTTTAACGATGGTCGCCATAGCACCAATAACGATTAGCGCCAGCTCAATATAACCAATTACCTGTTCAATCATTCTAATAGCTCCAAATTGCCATACGTGGCGCAATATCTAAATGGATAAACCGCGCGCCGGTTGATTTTTGACTGACACCGATACCGGTAAACCCCATATCGAGCGCCAGCCTGACCAATAGTAGCGCATCAGCGCCCATTACTCCAACATCACAGGCAATGCCTTGTGCGTGAGTGCCGGGCTGCTTCTTCTTCGCCTCAATGCTGTGCCTTGGTGAGCGATAGCCGCTGGTGATGCGCATTGGCTTGCCATAGCGAATACGGAGCGCTTGCAGCTTATCCATAAACTCGGCAGTCATTCTATTTTCGCCACTTTCGCGGCAGTCAAATTCTGACTTTTTGAAGTTTGGGTATTTTGACCAATCCATAAAGCCCTCTATTGAAATAACCAGCGGCAGACAATCCATTTTCACCCGCTGGCCGTTTTAATTGGTGCCTCTCCTGGGAGTCGAACCCTGTCCTACCGGTTATGAGCCGGTTGCTATTACCATCTTAGCTCAAGAGGCGAATCGGTATGAGCTGGCAAGCGCCTTAGCGGATTCAGGGCGTCTTCGCTTGCGGTTCCTGAATAACCATCAGCTCATTCAACTGGCGGCGCTATGGTGCAAATTGCCTTGCGTACCGGATGCCATAAAACCGCCATGTGGATAAACTGGTGCCGGTCTATTCCCGGCTGTCAGTCTTTTGATGCCCTGCGCTAAACAGTGCAGTTGTAATTATAGCATTTAATCAACAATCTGCCGTCAAAATATCAAGCATTTTTTCGTAAAGTTCATCATCTGATAGCTTTGGAACTGGTACGCATAACCAGCCAGCGCCAACGACATTATTGCCTTTCGCTTCCTCGGCTTTCATCATGCCGCCGTGTCGCTCATTGAGATAATCAACTAAACTAACATGACGATAAGGCGCGGCCATCCGTTCAAATTCGCTAATGTATCGCTCTTTGCCGTTGCTCTCAATGGAGATAACCAGCAGGCAAAACGCGAATTTAAAATGGCATTCACCCATCGCCCGCGCAACTGTCGGCCCTACCGGGTAAATCTTGCCGGTTGATAGCTTCCAGCACTCAACTTTTCTTTGCTCAGCATCCGGCAGCATACCAAATGCAAGCCCGCTTACTGCGTTTTCTGCCTGAACCTGGTAGCGCTTGATGTTGTTGTTTCGCTTCCGTACTTTTGCCATTACTTCGCGCCTTTGGATAACATACTTCGCGACGACTGCCTGATCCAATCTGGAACAGCAGAGTGATCTTCTGCTATTGCGGCAATCCAAAGCTCATACTCTTGGACTTCCATTCTCACCGTTGCAAGCTCCGCCTCCAGCTCCAATATCCGCTGCTCTGCATCAATCAAATCGCACGTATCGCACTTGCCGACTTGCCGCCCGTGTACGCAATCTCTACCGTTGTTCATTTGCCTCTCTCCGTAATTTGCCTGTTTTCATAATCAATTCTGCGC